GGATTATGTCGGAGGGTTCTATGTCAATCTTCGTCAGGCGATCCCTGCCGGCACGACTGCCACGCTGCCTATATTGATAGGGACCAACGGGGATACAAGACCGTTGTTAGCTTACAACAACGAGCCTATTACGGTTGCCAACCTTGCCGGAACCGGTATTTATGAGATTCACTACAACAAGTATACCAATGAATTGTATCTTGTTAATGGAGGATACAGACCGACAACGGCGCCGGCTTCTACAGCAGAGACCGCTTCTTTACGGAGCAAGTAATAATTAACATAGAGTTTTGTGGTGGTTTCCCAAATGGGAATAGCCACACTCCTTTAAAATCAAACCAATATGTTTCAATCACTTCGTACCAATAACCAGTTATATATACTTCATAAGGATGCTAACCCGTTTATCGAATACGGCCCGGTAGTCAGCGTTTCCGCTCCCAAGCCGAAATATCCTATGGCATCCCCTATGGGACAGTTGCCCCAAATGGAAATGGTTGTGGATGTTGTTGTATGTGTCAACGGGCAGAACACGACTTTCCAAAATCTTCCTGCCGGCATGGATATAGCCGACTTCGGACAGAACGGCAATATCGTAGTGTCATGCTCACGTGATGCGATGAATAACGAGGTCGCTTCTATGAAACAGAAAAGCATAGACATCATCAACAGCATGGATTTTCACAATTCCGTCATTGCAGGGTGTGACAAGATGCTTACGCTCTTGAACCCTGAATTTGCCGAGAAACAACGTCAGGAGCAGGAAATATCCTCTCTGAAAGGGCAAATGTCGGAAATGAGCAAGAACATGTCTGACCTTATGGAATTGAACAAACGGCTTATGGAACAGCTCGGAGTGGTTGAAACATCCAAAACAAAGAAATGATTATGGGAATGTGGGAAATATTAGAAGAAGGGCGTGACGATTACGGACGCGGCTTCGGAATGAGAGGTGACGAGGTGGAAGAAGCCTACAAGGAAGGCTGCCGCCACGGTTACGAAAAGGCCATGAGAGAGATTCATGGAGACATGGGCTTCCGTGATGGCGGAAGAAATTATTCAGGATCAGGTATGGGAGAACGCAGGTATCCCGGCTATTTCCCTGAATATCCCCGCATAGATGACATGGGAGAACGCAGACGCAGACGCGCCAACGGTGAGTTTTATTAATGGTGGAGGGGTGGAATGCCCCTCTTTTTAAACAAAGGTTATGGAACAGAGATTGGATACATACAGCAGATTCCCATCTGGCATGAGGGAATATCTGGAAGCATACGGCTTTCATTTCAGCAAGAAACTTTATGAATGGGCCGTCTCAAAAATGAAAGTGAAAGACGAAACCACGGGTAAAGAAAAAAAGTTGGAGCCGTGGAGCAAAGATGAAGTGGACGATATGCTGAAAGCGAACGGAATTACCATCGAGCACGACAAGGGTTATGACGTTGCTTATGTCGCAAACATGCTGAAAGCGGATTTCTATAAAAAATCATTGGTTGACGAGGCACATTTGTGCAAGCATATAAAATGCTACCTTGATGATATTGATGGCGATCCTTGCAGGGCGTTTGACGAGTTCTTTGCCACCTGTATAGGTAAAGGGATTCCTGTAATCTGGTCGGATGTGATATGATTGTTCAGGAGTTCTACATACCAAAATATGGGGACTGGCACGTCAAAGTGTATTATGCGGTACACACCTATTGGGCGGATCGGATCATTATGGACCTGTACCGTATAGGATGCAGGGGGGATTCCCTCAAGCGTGCGTATCGCAATCTGACTGAAGGCAGAATGAATACCGGTCTAACCTATTCGGACTACAGGAGAAGAGAAACAGTAATGGTTATCTCACTAACCTCCACTCCCGAAGAGTTTCAAAATTCGTGGGACCACGAAAAAGGTCATTTGTGCCGGCATATCTCCAAGGCTTTCGGGATTGATCCCTATGGTGAGGAAGCGCAGTATCTTAGCGGATATGTGGGACAGAAGATGTTCCCGGTAGCGAAGAAATTTTTATGTGAACATTGCAGAAAGGGACTGGAAAAATAATAATCGAACAGAAGCGTTCTTTGACTTGTTGGAATTACCGTTTTTACAAAATAGTCGTGAAATTATATACATAAATCCAATAAAATTATATATCTTAATTATAGATATATATATTGGAATAACAAATACTTTATTCTATCTTTGAGCCGAATTTTAAATTATAGATGGAAATGGAACAAGAAAACAACAATGCGATTCTTTCTTTTGAAGACTTTAAAAACCAAAACGGCATCGTTTATTGGTGGGCCTCAGAAGTAATGGTTATGCTTGGATATAATGATATGAAAGCATTTTATAAAGTTCTTGACCGCGCAACAAAGGCTTTTGTTTCGCTCAACATTCCTCATTATGAAAATATAATAGCTGTGAAACGCAATAATAATGGTGTTGAGTTCCAAGACTTCAAACTTACACGTTTTGCGTGTTATCTTGCTGCTATGAATGGCGATCCAAAGAAGCCAGAAGTAGCATTGGCGCAAGCTTATTTCGCACAGCAAACACGAAAATTTGAATTATACATTGAAAACAATCAGGAAATAGACCGCGTGCTAATACGTGAAGAACTTGCAGATGGAAACAAATCTCTCGCTTCAACGGCAAAAGCCGCAAATGTTACTGATTATGCAAAGTTTCAAAATGCAGGTTATCTGGGTATGTATAATATGGAATCGTGGAAGCTTGAAAAGAAACGTGGCGTTAAAAAAGGAAAGCTATTTGACAGAATGAGCCGTACCGAACTTGCTGCCAATCTATTCCGTGTTACCCAAACCGAAGAGCTTATAAAGAGTAAACAAATATCTGGACAAGCTAATTTAGAACAAACACACTATACTGTTGGAAGACAAGTCCGAAATATAGTAGAACAAAATACCGGGCGCAAACCTGAACAGTTGCCACAAGAAAAAGAATTGCCTATAATTAAAAAAGCTCTTAAAATGACAGCAAAGGAAATGAAAAAGATTGATAAATAATTTTTTCGAATTGTAGTTTTGTTCTGCAATCTAAAGGTGCAAAAAAAGATACCCCCCATACATCTACACTAGTGAGCTACGGTCAACGTAGCCTTTCAATGTATCAAGGGCTATCTTCATGGCGCAAAGATAAAATTAAATATTCAAAAACGCAAAATAAAGTAACTATTTAGCATTAAGCGGTAATTCCCAACGGTTTTACCGCTTTTTTTATGTTAACAGAATATGGAAGAAGATAAGTTGAACATATTGCTTGAGCAGGCTGATGATGTGCCTCACTGGTATTTCTGCCGTTTACTTGCTGTGATGCGATGGAACGTATAGAGAGGTTCATTTATAGACTGATACCCTTTGTCGTGTTGGCAAGGGTGATATCGTTGTGCTCAAATTTTCATTAGCATTATGTCAGCTTTCATTTCAATATATTCTTTGTATTTGCTTGGGTTGTTTATATAATCTGCAACTCTGTTTATTGCTATTTCTGCCTGTTTAAACCTAGTTTTTGTATAATATCTTACTACTCCTCTTCCATTGTCAGAATGTGCCAGACAATAATCTATTATGCTGTCAGGTATTCCAAGATCGAATGCGTATTGCGCAAATGATTTTCTTGCAGAATAAAATACCACTTTTTCTTTAATCCCTAAATTATCTGCTAATGTAGATAAAGATCTGCATACATACCTTGAAAAATTGTGATAAGAGAATTTATAACCAAAATCGAGTTTGTTTGTTCTTCTGTTTATCCATTGATTTATAATATCTTTAGCCGGTTCTATTATAGGAAGAACGCAGGTTTGCTCTGTTTCTGTTTTAAATCTTGTTTTCATTCTTATAAAGCTTACCTTGTCCCCGTCAAACTTGGCACTCATTATATCAATTAAATTCATTCCTCCTAGATAAAATGACAACATAAAAAGATCTCTTGCTACAATGTATTTTTTTTCTTTGGGATTGCTATACCTTATTGTGTTAACGCTTTTCAAAGAAATATCCAGTTCTCTTGGTGACGATTTGGGAATTTTCTTCTTGATAAAGGGATGTATGTCATATCTTACTTCTCCTGAGTTGATACTTCTGTTTATAACGGCTTTTGATTGTGATAGCATCATTCCTATTGATGTATTTCCTATTTTCTTCGTTTCTTTGAGAAATCTTGAAAATCCTTCTATTAGATTAGGGGTTATATCTGACATTAATATTTCCCCTTTGGTAAATTCTGTAAAGTATCTACAGTTTCTTTCTATTAATATGGCATAACTGTTTCTTCCTTCCTCTTTCAGATTTTTTATAAGAACATTACAGGCCTGTTGGTATGTTACATAGCCATTTTCTTTGAAGCCAGTTCCAGATTCAAGCATATTCTTTATTTGTCTGCAAGAATATAGGGACTGGTTTTTTATATTATCCAATCTTTCTTGCAGTTCATTCATCATGCTTCTTAATTTGGTATTTATGATGGATGCATCTGGTCTTTTTACTACTTGTCCGTTTTTGAACTGGGAAATGTTGTCAATGATAAAGTGTGTTACAATATAGCAAGTTTCCTGTTTATGGCAGACTGCTACCCTTATTTTATGTCTGCCATCCTTTAAAGCTTTTGCCTTGAAAATTGTTAATTTGATAGTTGCCATAATAGATTAAAATTTGAAGGATAAGTTTTGGATAAGTTATTTTGTCCAGTGGTGGACAAAAATCCTTTTTTTTTAATCTATAAATCGAATAGTTATTTAGTAAAATCATTAATATAATATCCTAAGTATAAGATAATTAGTATGGTTTTACCTTTGAGCCGAAACCGGGACTCGAACCCGGGACCTATTCATTACGAATGAATTGCTCTACCAACTGAGCCATTTCGGCAACT